GCCGCCATCCAGCCATATGGAGTTATAATTCGCGGTGATGGCGGTGGTTTGGGTGTTGTTGGTGGCGTGGGCGTAGGCGATGGAGAGGAAATTGGCGGCAATGTCGGTGGTATTGGCGGCAACGGAGGTGTCGATGGCAGTGAACCTCGAGTTGTGGACGTCGATCCTCGCGATCTGGACGTCGAGCTGTCCAGCTTGAACTCCGTCGGCGGCGAGGGAGACGGCGACAGCAGAGGCGGTGGCGGCAGCAGCGGTGGCGGCATTGGTGGCGACAGTGGCGGTGAGGGCGACGATGAGGGCCTCCAGTCTATCACGCTCCGATTCTAATGCTTCCAGTTTTACCGCTACATTAATATCAGCACTGCTACTATTTTTTGTAGTAAGTACGGTAGAAGTAATTTCGGTACAACCAATGGTGGTACAAGTAGTTGCTCCAGTAACATCAAGAGTGCTATTTAAAGTAGTTGCTCCAGTAACATCAAGAGTGTTACTTAAAGTAGTTGCTCCAGTAACATCAAGAGTGCTATTTAAAGTAGTTGCTCCAGTAACACCAAGAGTGTTATTTAAAGTAGTTGTTCCAGTAACAGCAAGAGTGTTATTTAAAGTAGTTGCTCCAGTAACACCAAGAGTGCTATTTAAAGTAGTTGCTCCAGTAACACCAAGAGTGTTATTTAAAGTAGTTGTTCCATTAACACCAAGACTGCTACTTAAAGTAGTTGCTCCAGTAACACCAAGAGTGCTATTTAAAGTAGTTGCTCCAGTAACACCAAGAGTGTTATTTAAAGTAGTTGTTCCATTAACACCAAGACTGCTACTTAAAGTAGTTGCTCCAGTAACACCAAGAGTGCTATTTAAAGCAGTTGTTCCTGATACGGTGAAATTGCCGGTTAAAGCTGTATCTTTTTGTATCAAAAGTTTTGTCCCAGGTAATATTATTACATTATCTATAGCATTAATATTTAAATTCCCAGTATCAGTAGATATAGTATTAGCATCAATATTAACATTATCAATATTCGCATATCCACACGATACAATTCCGCCATTTGGTCCTATATTAATACCGGTATCATGGGTAGTCCAATAATTACCCGGATTACTATAAGTATAACGTTTAATAGTGTTAGAAGAATTAATAACTTCAATACCACCATCAGAAACACTGCTATGGTTCGCATTCATTCTAATAATATTATCGCTAATGTCAACATTAGTAGACCTAATAAAAGTAGTAGTTCCTTTAACATCTAAATTTCCATAAATAACAACTTCACCTTGTGCGGCAGCATCACCCAAAAACCCATCACTAGCAGGATCAATAATTAAGCGAGTTGTTATATTTCCCGCAGAATTATTTTGATAGACAGTATAAATTTTAGTTCCAGTAGTAGTAAGTCCATCAGCCGAAATTGTTTTTTTAATATTAAGAACACCACTAATATCGACCTGTGAATTAAAAGAAGAATCATCAATTACCAGTAATCTACCTTCAATATCAACACGATTATTGAATGAAGTATCATCTTCTACATAAAATTTACTCATAAAGGATACATCACTTAATGCAGTTAATTGTTCTTTAATATCGACGTGTTTATTAATAGAAACATCACCTTGAATATTAACATGTCTAATATCAGATATATCTAAATGTTTTCCAGAATTATCTAAAACAAGTGCAGATATATCATGACCGAGGGCTCCATTATGACGTGTATAATCAGCCATACTTAAAATGCGTGTTTTATCCATATATAAGGAACCAGAACCGATAAATAAATCTTTCCATCGGTGAGTAATACTTCCTATATTATATGATAAATCATCGCGAGGCAAAATATCACTAGAAACATTATTTACACTAAAATCTCCTAAAACTATTAAATCTTGTGTTTTAATAGTTCCTCCGCTAACGTGTATATTTTCATCAGGGGTAATTGTATTAATTCCTATCCTATTTTCAGAAGTATCAATAACAATGGTATTATTAAGATCAGGTATAAATTGATAATCGGGAGTAATAGAATTAACCGTTGTTATGATTTTATTATAATCGGTCATTTATATATAATTTGTGATAATATTTAGATAATTATTAAAGTAAATTAATTAAATTAATTAAATTAATTAAATATAATTTAAAATAAATTATTTTCTCTCGTTAATTTATAAAAAGATGAAAAAACATATGAAGTCTGACGATGGTCTGTACCATATTAACGGCAAGACATACGAACTGCTCCATGGCTCCCGTGCGCAGGTATGGCATGGAACCGCGCACTCTACTGAGTACGGTCTCAAGAAAGACAACCTGGTATTCAACAAGCGCGGTCGCTATGTTTCCAAGAAGAAGCACACCCTCGCCAAAAAGGAGAAGCGTCTACAAAAATATGGATATTTTACAAAAAAAGGTAAATTCGGTTTCGTCAAACGCGACCCATCCAAAACAAAAAAAACAAAAAAAAGAAGATAAAAATTCATTATTTGTAAATTGAGTAAAAAAGTTAAGATTATAAATTAGTAGGATTAATATCTATAGTATTTTATAATATTGTAAGACGGTATTATAAATTATAATAAATTATAATAAATAATTAAAAAATAATATAAAGATTATTTGTATTATTAATTATACAGGTTTCTCTGTGTCTTGTTTTGTTTAGTTTAGGGTAATTCTTTTTATCTCTCTATAGCTCAGTTGGTAGAGCGTGTGACTGTAATTGTTTGTCAGCAGAAATCACAATGTCCTCCGTTCGATCCGGAGTAGGGAGAGATTAATATCTGTAATATTCTATAGATATTAATTCAAAAATGAATATAAAAAAATTGATAATAATATTAAAGATAAATTAGTAATAATATAATAATCTCTGAAATGAGTTTGTCAATTTTCAGCTGGAATGTTGCTGGATTGCGTGCGAGGGTAAAATCAGATGAAAGTTCAAATAATAGTTTGTCAAGAGCGTTATTATTAGGTGAAACAAATGAAAAAGGAGAGAGTAAAAATTATGATATAGTATGTTTACAGGAAACTAAATGCACGGAATATGAAGTTAGATTACCATGTGAGATTACAAATAAATATCCATATAGGTTTTGGAATTCAACAGATGGAACAAGTCAAAGAAAAGGTTTCAGTGGAACATCTATATGGTGTATGTATCAACCCATTAAAAATCTTGAAACTCCAAAATTTGATGTTGAAGGAAGAATCGTTGCTGTTGAGTTTGAAAAGTTTATATTGGTAAATGCATATGTTCCAAATTCACAAAAAGAAGATTCAGATAGATTTAAATTTAGAGGTGAATGGAATAAAAATTTTATGACTTATATTTCAGAATTACAGAAAGAGAAAAATGTAATTATATGCGGTGATATGAATGTAGCACATTTGGATATTGATATTACAAATCCAAATACAAAAAAAAATAAAGTAGCAGGATTCTATGATTTTGAAAGATTTGATTTTGCGTATATGCTAGAGACTTTAAATTTGGTTGATGTATTTAGAAATTTAAATCCAACAATACAAAAATCAACTTATTGGTCTAATTTTATGAAAGCGAGCAGGAAGAATGATAATGGTTGGGGTATAGATTATTTCTTAATATCTAATGAATTATTAGATAAAGATAAATTAAATGTAGAAATTTGTAATGAAATAATGGGTTCGGATCATTGTCCTATTATTTTAAATATTATTCTATAATATGTTTGGTAAATATTATTCTATAATATGTTTGGTAAATATAAAAAATCATATGTAAGAAGAAGCAACTTATATATAATTTTTTTTGGTGTTAAATATAATAAAGAACCTAATACTATTGAAATGATAAATGTTTTATATGATTAATTTATTCAGACACAGGTGGGAGTAGTTTAGTTTGGGGAAAATTATCTTCAACTTTTAATTCTTGTTTTAAAAAATCAACTAATTCACCAACAACTTTAAATTCATCAGGATTAATAGCACCACGTTTGGCAACAACACCAAGAATATTAAACATTAAAACACAATGTTTAGTAGGAACAGTAAGAGTTTCTGGTAACATAATTTTCTTTTCGTTTTCCATTTATATATATATACTTATAAATATATTCTTTAAATATAAAATTTATAAAAAATAAATAATTGATTTCATTAAATATTTACTTTTATTATAATTTGAAATAAATGGATTATAATTACCTTGAATGGATTTAATAATTTCATTTCTTTCAATTTCTAATTGTGTAGGAGGATATAAAATATTCCATTTTATAATTAAATCATAAGTAATAACATTTTCAATATTTAAGTTAGGATAAGTATATTTCATATAAGCAATAGAACGTGCTATAGGACCTCTAATATTAATACATGGTATATAAATTTTAGATTTAGTATTTTTAAAATTATCTTCGCATACTATGTATAATTTTTCATTATTATAATATTTATTATAAATATTTTCATCTATATATTTATAATTACTTCTATGTGAATTTGTTATACTATTTGTTAAATAAATATTATGCATATCAAGAGTAGAATTTTTGTATTCTTTTATAAAAGATTGTGGAAAAATATGTTCGACTGTTAAACTAGAGTATTTGTTATAAAATTTAAATAAATTTGTATCTAATAAACATTCATCTTTATAATCACAACTCATATATGTACTACATAATTCATTATAAAAATCATAATAAATATTTTTATCTAAATATAATTTTTTAATAGATTGAATTGAATACAAATTGACAGGTTTTTGAATTTCACCAATTAATAAATTATTAAATATAAAATTAATTATTAATTTATATGATATTAATTTCATATAAATAAATACTATATTTTATAATTATAATTTTTTATAACTATTTAAAGATTATTATAAAATATTTTATAAGAAATGTCAATAGAAAATAAATTAAGTAATCTATCTATAGATAATAATGAAACTAATATGAATAATGTATTAACTATAAAAACAGTACAGATTGCTCCTTTTAGAATTTTAATGACTGCATTAAAAGATATATTATTAGATACGAATATAGTATTTACAAAAGATGGTATTAGAATTATAAATATGGATAAAACGCACACTATATTAGTTCATTTAGCATTAAAAGCTTGTAATTTTGAATTTTATGAATGCAAACATGATAAAATTATAGTAGGTGTTAATATGTTTCATTTATTTAAACTTATTACATCTATTGATAATGATGATACTTTAACTATTTATATTGAAAATGATGATTATATAGATGGTGTTGTTACTGAATTAGGTCTTAAATTTGAAAATGGAGATATAAAACAATCTAAAATTCAAAAATTACGTTTAATTGAACCAGATCAAGGTGAGCTTGAAATACCAGATGTTAAATTTTCATCAATTATTAATATGCCCTCGTCTGATTTTCAAAAAATAGTGAGAGATTTAGCCAACATCTCAGAAAAATTAGAAATTAAATCAGTTGGTGATGAATTAATTTTTAAATGTGTCGGACAATATGCAAAAGCAGAAATTAGAAGAACAGAAACACAAGGCTCTATGCAATTTGTCCAAAAATTAACAAGTGATACAGTAATTCAAGGTGAATTTTCTCTCAAAAATTTAGTTTATTTTATTAAATGTACCAATTTATGTAATCAAATTGAAATATTTTTAGAAAACAATCGTCCGCTGATAGTTAAATATAATGTTGCATCTCTCGGAGAGATTAGATTATGTTTAGCACCATTACCACGTAGTTCATCCAGTTAAATATTTATATAAATTTTATTAATATATATTAATAAAATTTAAAACTTAACATATTAGTTTAATATGTTTAATATGATTAATATGATAAATCAAAATATAGATACATTATTTTTCTCTATTTTTTTATATACTTATAAAATTTCCATAGAATATGGAACTTTATTTTTTTTTATTACAGTTAGTAGTTTATCTTTTTATCAATTTATTGATAAAAAAATGTATTATTTTCAACATAATGATTTAAATGAATATAATTATGTTGGAGATAAATGTAGAATATTTATATTATCACATTTTATAATAGATATATTTAATGTAAATAATATAGCTTTTTTTATTCATCATTTACTGGTTTTATCTGGATTAAGTTGGTCTTATTATTTTAATATAGGATATAATTTGATACTATATTTATGTTTAAATGAAATTTCTAGTATATTTCTTTCATTAATTGACATGAATATATATCCAGAATATTCTAATATTATGTTTTTGATTACATTTTTAATTTTCAGAATTTTATTACTACCAGTATTAACATTTATTTATAAATATAATAATTTTGTTTTTACATTTTTAATGTTTGATAATTGTTTACACGTATATTGGGTAGTTACTTTATCTAAAAATTTTTTAATTAAATAGTTTTAGTTCCTTTCCGTGCTCGTTGAATATCCCAAAATAATGGATTGTTTTTAAATTTCTTAACAACATCTTTTTTGAAACATTCTTGGTCACGAGTTCCAAGTAAAAATGTATATATATTAAAATTTTTACCTAAATTTCTTTTAAGAATATAAATATAAATAGAAGTACCTATAATACTTATTAAGAAACTAATAATAAATAAAAAATTATTTATATTAGTATATTGTTCTATTAATATGCTATTTTTTTCATTTATTTCTTTATTCTCTTCTAATTTTAATTTTAAATCTGAAATATATAAATCTATAATATAGATTACACAAATAATTGTGATGGTTGCTATAGTGATAATAGTAGGTGCTCTCATAATAAAAATAAACCAAAAATATAATATAAAACTTTGAGTTATTCTGTTTTGTATAGTTAATTTATCTTGAACTAAACCAACAAAAAATATCATAATAAAAATACCAATTATATGTTTAAAAATCATATATTCTTTCATAAAATTTCTAACTCCGCAAGAAAAAATATCACCAACATAATTTGCTGCTATAATAAATAAAAATATTGATAATTTACTTACAATTTGAGAAAAACTAGTAAGTGATTCAAAATTTATCATATTATATATAACTATATATAATATATTATAAAAATCAATAAAGAATTTCATGTTCTTTAAAAAGACAGTGCTGTTTTTCAATATCACATAACATATCTATTTTAAATGGGTCTCTTTTTTCATTATCAACTGATTGAGTTTCTATATTTAATTCATTATAGATACTATTATTCTTTAAATTTTCAGTATTTTTTATCCAAAATTTTATAATACAAAAATTTTTTTTTGGACTAATTGAAATACCATTTATATTATCCATTATATCTTTATCGTCCATTAATGTTTCGCCAATTAAATAATAATTTAATTTTTTCCAAACTTCATATACATTATCAGTTGTAATTTTATACGATAAACACCCTCCTTTACTATTTTCAACATCTTCCCATATTGGTTTGATATTATTTTTCATAATAAATAACATACATTTTTCTACAATTTCTTTATTTATATTTTCAATTAATATAATACAATCTTCCAACGTTTCAAATGTAGTTACTTTTTTATAACTATTAATACTCCAATCTGTATCATATGGTAAATGTAACCATAAAGTCCATTTATTATTTAAATTATGCATTAAGTTATAAATTTATAATATAATATAAATAGTAAATTTTATATTGTTTATTTAAATATTTTGTAGCAAAATTACTCAATATTTTGACAATTACCATTTATCATTTTTCTTTCTTGTCCGCTCGCACAGGGTTTTACACATACATCCATTGAATTTCTTTCTTTTCCAGGCGGACATGCTTCATAACAATCTAGTCCTGTTTTTTGTTTAAATGTTTGTTTAGTTTCATTAATAGGACAAGGTCCATTATGTGTATATTTAGATGATGATGTTTCATATACAGGTGTAGGTTTTGGTAAATTATTAGAAAAATTATTTGGATTATAATTTACATTATTTTTATTTTCTTCGGACGAATCTTTTTCTTCGGATGAATCTTTTTCTTCAGACGAATCTTTTTCTGCATTTGTATTCCATCTTTCTTGTTCTTCACCTGTTAACTTGTTCCATTCATTATCAATTATTCTATAGATTGCTATTTCATTTAAATCAGGATGTTTTTCTTTAGTTTTTTTGTATTTATTACGTCTAAATAATAATCGTCCATCTAATAAATATGTTTCATTATATTTTTTTTCATAAGATGAAAAATCTGTTCCATTCATTTTATCTAATCTTACTTCATAGTCTGCTTCTAATTTAGTATTTTTATTTGGATTAGAATAATATGATAAATTATTATTTTTAAATGGATAATTTATATTTAAAAATGTAGAAACTTGATGTGTAAAAAAGTTCTCTCCAAAAATATTTATAATTCCGTCAACTATAGTATATTTTATTGGATTATTTGATAAATCATATAAATCTTTAACCGGACTATGTAAATTATACACATCTTCTACTTCATCATAAAAGTCTCTTCTATGTTTATTTCTATCTATTCTCTCTACGGAATTTAATTTATCATAAAAATAAGCATATTTTTGTTGATTTAATAAATTTTCTCCATCTAAATAATTTCCCGAATTTTCTAAATTATATCTACCATCTTTATCCACTACATTATTAGGTATATCTTTACCTCCTCGCTTTATTTGTGATCTTAAATCTTTTTCATCTGGATTTGTTCCAAATACTTTTAATAATAAAGTAGAAATTAATGTCATCATAATGATTGGTATAAATACAAGAAACCAAGCAACTACTTTATATCCTAAATCACATAATATATTTATTATAAGTGAAAAAACAACCATAACTATAAATTTAATAAAGGCATCATTAATAACACCTTTATATAAATCAATTAATATTTGTATTAATGAAAAACCAATAAAAATTAGCGTTGGTGCACAATTTGATGATAAAATCATATTATATTAACTCTATATAATATAATTACTTATTATTCTTTTTTATTAAACTTTTTTTACAGTATTATTAAATTTCATTTCTAATATATTTAATCTACAATTATCTATTTGAAATTATCCTTGTAAATTAGGAGTTTCATCGGAGACATTTAATTTAATATTTTCATCTGGTTTTTGAATTGGTGGGAAATTTTTATTTGATTTTTCTACCAATTCTATAAGTTTATCTAATTTTGAATTAATATCACTCGAATTATTAGTGAAATTATTGTTATCTTTTATTTCAACTTTTGTTATTTCTTTTATATTAGAACTTGATATTTCCTTTTCTAAGTGTTTTATTTTATCATCTTTCTCTTGTAAAAGTTTTGAAAATGTTTGTAATTGCTCTTGTTGTTTTTGCATAATTTGAACAACTTGTTGATTATTTAATTCAATATTTTGTCCATTTTGATTCAAAATAATTTTACCTTCTTCTTGTTGTTTTTGTTGATGTTCCATTGACATTTTTCTTCGTTCTTCTTCTATTTCTTTTATTTGTTTTAAAACATCTGGCTTATTTTTTGGATCTCCCGGTTCATAATTTTGTAATAATCCATCTATAATATTCATATAAAATTCTTTCATTTCTGGTTCTTTTACAAATTCATCAACTGTTCTATTACATGGTTTTTGGAATTGATTTTGTCCATTTTCTAATAATTTTTTCTTATCAAATGTATTATGAATATGTGAAAATACCAAAATAGTTTTTTTTGGTTCTAATTGGACGAATGGAACTGTATAATTTTTTAAAAATGCTTTTTCTTCTGCTAATGCTGCATGTTCATCATAACGATGATCTTTTAATAATTCTCTTTTAAATGCAAATGTTCCCGCTGTAGCATGATTAGCACTATATGGACCAAATTGCCACATTTTTTGTAAGTGCTTAAACCATATATATATTTCACTTGAACCCGCACATAATGCATTAGGATGACTTACTAACATATTTACCGCATGCGATACACGTTCTTTTGGATAATAATCATCGTCATCCATATAAACTAATATATCTCCACATGATTTTTCATGCATAATATTTCTTTTTTTACCCAATGGCATTTTTTTATCATATTTAAAATATTTTACTTGTGGAATATGTTTTACTAAGTCCTCTATTGAATCTGTACCATCATCTATAATAATCCATTCCATTTTATCAGCCGGGTAATCTTGATTTAAAAAATTATTAATACACATTTCCCAAAAGGGTCGTCTATTAAATGTTGGTGTACAAATACTAACAAAAGGTAAATCAGATTTATCTTTATCTTTATCTTTATTTTTATGCTTTTTGTTTCCCATAATATATTTTACACAATAATTATATTTATATATTTTTTATAGATATAATTATATTTATATTATTTTACATTATTTAAAAACTACTTTTCATTCCAATAAATGATTTATATACTATTATTATAACTAATATCATTGACATTACACCCGTTGTAATAGGGTCTAATGATTTTGCAGCTGAACCAATTACACCAATACAAAATAATATTGTTAATAAATCTGCGTGACTTTTTAATATACTGAAACATTCTAAAGGATTACTTAATGGAATATAGAAAAGGTTAATAATTAAACTTAATGAAAAAACTATACCTGCTATTGTACTCATTAATGAACCAATTCCAATTGATGTTACTATTAACATTACTGTTGGTAAAAATAAAAAAATATTTTTTAATATACTCATTACTTTCGTTTTTAATTCAACATCTTTCAATGAATAAAATAATTTTGCATATCCAATCTCGTAATACTGTTCTGCTATATTACAGCTATTTAATGATTTACCAAATAATTTTCCTGGAAAAATAGTTGATATAAATCCAATTAAGAAACCCGGCATCGAGAGCACTGAAGCCGCTATTACTAATATACCAAGCAAAAACATAGGTCCTACATATAAACCGTTCGAACCAGTTATAAAAGCCATTAATGGAAATATTAAACCTGTAAAAAATACAAAACATAAATTACTTAAAAATGGATTAAATTTAATTCCTTTTTGATAATAACCTGATAATCTAGTAAAAACATAATTAAAAAATTTTCTTATAAATAAAACTGTAAATAAGTAATAAAAACTTACACTTTTTGCTAATACTGTTATATATTCACTTTTTACATTATTAACAGCATAATCTGCAATATTATAAGGTATTGGTTTTTCGCCATATACAGTTGAATCATAATTTATAGTAATACATTTTGCACCTGCATGTTCATATTCTGCAAATGTACTTATGATACCTTCATTTTTGGTAGAACCACCACTTTGACCTGTTTTATTTTGACTACACGATTGATATGGATAATAACATATATTATTAGGGAACATATAATCTACCAAACTTATTTTATCTGTTTTTCCTATATTACCACATTTACTTTTATAATAAATACAATCTATAGAATTACCATAACGAAACCAAAATTCATAACAAGTTCCAATTATAGCTGTTACTAATAAAGTTAAAATAGAAAGTAATATTAATTTAAAAAATTTTACTATATGATTTGGATCATCAAATAATGTATTATACACACCTTGAACGTCTTCTTTATGACATATATTTCCGACCTTGCCATTCTCCATAAAGGTTAAACCTGTATTATTATCTTTTGATAAACATTCACTAGTTGCATTTTCATTATAACAACATCCTGTCTGTTCTCCATTATAAAAATCTGTACTACATTTAACTTTTTCATTTTCCCATTTTTTAAAATCATCTTCATTTTCTTCTTTCCATTTTTTAAAATCTATATTACCCGTATTCGTATCTCTGTATATATCTGCGCTTTTTGGAAGACAACCTTCTGAATAGTTATATTTATCTATATCTTGTTTAAATAACCTTCTAGGATTAGACATTATATTAATATATGTATTTATAATAAAATAAAAGAATTTAAAAATTTATTCTAAATTAGATTATTACCCGATGGATAAATTTGAATCACTAGAAAAATATTATGATTTTAAAGATGTGTTAATTCTTCCAAAATCTTCTTCTATTAATAGTAGGCGCGATGTAAATTTAATCAGAACTTTCAAATTTAACAATAATTTAACTTGGACTGGAATTCCTATTATTGCTGCTAACATGACAAGCATAGGAACTCTGGATGTTTATACTGCTCTATCTAAACATAAAATTCTTACTGCTCTGCATAAATTTATTAAATTAGAAGATTTAATAGAATATAATAATAATAATCCTGACAATTTATTAGATCCTGACTATTTTGCTATTTCTACCGGAATAAGTGATAATGATTATGATAATTTAGTAAATATAATTGATAATTTTTCTTGTAAATGGATTATAATTGATATAGCAAATGGTTATATTAAAAATTTTAAAAATTTTTGTAAGAAAGTTAGAGAAAAATATAGTGATAAAATAATTGTTGCTGGAAATGTCTCTACTAAAGAAGGAGTTAATGATTTATTAGATTGTGGTGTTGACATTGTTAAAGTTGGGATTGGAGGTGGTAGTGCTTGTACTACTAGAATACAAACAGGTATTGGAATGCCACAATTTTCTTGTGTATTAAAATCATGTGAATCAAAAAAAGATAATACATATATAATAAGTGACGGAGGAATAACTTGTCCGGGTGATATGGCTAAATCTTTTGGAGCAGGCGCAGACTTTGTAATGGTTGGTGGTGAATTTTCAGGACATGATGAAAATCCCGGAGATTTAATTGAAGAATCAGGGGTAAAATATAAATTCTTTTATGGCATGAGCTCTACATATGCTATGAAAAATAATTATGCTGCTAATAATAATATTAATTATCGTTCATCTGAAGGGAGAGAAATAAAAGTAAAATATAAAGGTAAATTAAATAATACAGTTCAAAATTATTTAGGTGGATTAAGAAGCACTTGTACATATACTAATTCATCTGATATTTCTTCATTATCTAGTAATTGTAAATTTATTTTGGTAAATACTCAATACAATTCTAATTTAGTTAATGGAAAATAAATAATATTATTTTATAACTATAATATAATATTATGAAATTTAATAATACTGTAAAATTTATCATATTAGGATTAATAATAGTTATTTGTTTGTGTATATTATATTTTTTTAAAATACCTAACATAGAAGGATTAGATAACATAGATTGTTCCAAATGTGAAATTAAACCAAGCATGGGTAATTGTATTAAAATTAAAGATCTAAGTTATGCTGATTTTGGAGAGAATATTCAAGCCATAGATTTTGATGTTATTGATACTAGTTATGTATTTTGTCCGTGGACACCTAATTGTAATAATTTAAATAATATTATGTCACAATCAGAAAGACTCGAATTATCTAATGAAGATATACAATCTGGTATTAAAAATAAGGTTGAATGTTGTCCTGATGATACTTTCTATAGTAATAATACTACAAATATAAATATGCTACCACAATTAAAACATATAAAACATATGTGTTCAAGAATAAATACTAGTAATAATCTTATAAATATTGCTAATCGTGTTGGTAATGATTATTTAGAATTTAGAAGTTTATGTAACCAACTTGATTTATCTGGTGTTTATTTAAATAAAGAAACAAAATTTTCTGGAAATATTCTGAATGATCCTGATTTAAAACCACAAGAAATTATTGATTATCAAAGTATTTTAGATCCTAAATTAGTTAATACTGGAGGAGAAACTAAACGTTCTCAAGATATAACATTATTAAATAATGAATTAAAAAAATTAGATTTAACAACAACAGAAGGTATTAATAGAAAACAACAAATTCAAAATAATTTAGCAGATAATTACTTTTTATCTACCATTTCAAATGAAACATATCAATATAAATTACTTGATGCTACGGGAGCATTATTAGGTGAAAGTTATATTTTACAAGAAAATGAATTTTTTAATTGTTTTGGAAATAAAGATAAAGTAAAAACAGTTGATGATATGAGTTTCTCGCAAACTGATTTACAAAAATTTAAAGGTGAAAATTATATGGAGGTAGACCCTAACGCATCATATACGACAATGCAAGATAATAAACAACGTCCTTATCCCTCCAAAGATGATTTTGATATGGAACTTAAAAATTTACCACCAATTCAAGAATCAGGTAATGTACCTGCTAGTGTAGTTAATACATATTTTAATTCTATTAATGCTTTTTATGAAAAACAATTTGCTTCTTTAATTGGACCCAGAACTCACGCTGTTCCTCTAACTTTAGAATTTGATAATGATTCATTATCAACTAAACCAAGCACCTTTTTTGTTTATGATGCTTCTATTAACACTGATTTTGATTGTGAACCTAGTGTAACCAGTGATGATAAATTTAAATATTGTGGTCCTGCTTCTTATTATAGTGAATTTAAACCTTAAAATTCTTTTTATTATATTTAACAAAAAATATAATAAAAATAGTGCAAAATAATATATTACTTTATAATACATGTTAAAATTTAGAAAAATATTTACAAATAAAATTAATGACAACGTAACGACATTTTATAGTCAACAAGGAGAAGATTTTTTTATATTTAGAAATTTTATAAATTTACCTACTAAAGATGGTATATTTTTAGAATTAGGTGCATGTGATGGATTATTATATTCTAATACAATGTTTTTTGAAAAATACCTTGGATTTAACGGAATTTTAATTGAACCAGTAAAAGAATTTTATGAAAAATTAATCAAAAATAGACCTAATAATAGTTGTTATAATTATGCTATTAGTTCAAATAAATCTGATGTTGATATCTTAGTAAATGGTGCAGTTTCAGGAATTAAACAAAATATGTCAGAATCATTTATTGACAGTTGGTATTCTAAAGGAAAAAGTAGTATTAGAAAAGTAAAAACAAAAACCCTAGATAATATTTTTCAAGAAAAAGGTATAAAATATATAGATTTTTTTTCATTAGATGTAGAGGGTGGAGAATTAGACGTATTGAAAACAATTGATTGGAATAATATTACTATTTATTTAATATGTATTGAACTAGATGGACACAATGAAGAAAAAGATGAAAAATGTAGACAAATACTAATTGATAATGGTTTTATATTAAAAATTAGAATGATAAATGAATTTTGGATAAATCCTAACTATTTCCGTAAAAATATATTATTTGATTCATCAAAATATAAAAAATTTACTGGAAATATGGACCATTATGGTAAGTATATTTATTTGGAATCATTTTTAAAATCTAAAATTGAAAAAATTATTTATGAGTTTGAAAATAAATAAAAAAGAATCTAAATTTATACAATATGATTAGTTAAAAATATCTTCATTTTAAATGCCAATTTAAACCTGAAATTCTTTAAAATCTTTTTATTATATATAAATATTAATGAAAAAACATAATAATAATAATAATAAATTATATCTATTATTTATATTATTAATAATAATATATTGTGTTAACGGTTATAGCACGGAGAGATATTATCAATTTTATCCAACTATTAATGTTTATCCTAATAATTTTAATGAGGTAAAATTAGTTGAAAAATATGTAAATGAAAAAAACAATGAAATTTTTAACTTAATAAAATTGACAGATAAAAGTGTTTGTTATGCATTTGTAGGAATTGTTACGGATTCATTTGAAGAATTACATAAAATTGAATCAGATATTGTTCCATTTATTACATTTTTTAAATTATTATTCAATAGGGCCAGGCCTAAACAAATAAATATGGATTTGGATGTTTATCCATCTATTTCAGCACATACACCTGCGTTTCCTGCAGGACATACATGTCAAGCATATTATTTAGCAAAAAAATTAACTAAAAAATATCCAGAAAAGAGAGAAATATTATTTGATTTGGCAGAAAAATGCGGACAAGCACGTATTTATGCTGGTTTACATTATCCAAGTGACCATGAATTCTCAAAATTTTTAGTTAATTTTTTATAAACACATATATATATAATGTTAAATAAAACAAAAAAATTATGTGCTAGTTGCTTAAAATTTGATTTTAATAAAACTTTAAGAAGTAGCAATAAAAGAAAACCAAAATGGTTAAATAAAATTGATTATGTAGAAGAATTTGTAAAAAAAAATGCTAATAAATTTACAAATAGACATCCAAAAAACTACAATAAAGTTATTAAAATACATGTAGGAGAGAGATTTAGTAATAGAAAAATCTTATATTGGGCAGCCAAACCTAGTAATAAATTAACAATTAATGGTGCAAAAGAAGCATATGGTAATTTTTCAAATAGTGGTGTAGTAACTATTGATGAAAATGGATATGCTAAAATTAAATTTTTAGTCCCTCAAAACTATAAAACCGTTGTTAAAAATGAAAAAGATTCTACTACTTTTTTTAAACATATTCATTACGTTATTTCTAATAAAAATAATAGTCATTGGATTTTCAGTATTTTTACAAAATTATTTCATAATGAATATGATTATAGACAATTAATACAAAAATTAAATTCAAAAATAGTTGTTGTTTTAAATGTTTTACCTTGTGAATATTATGCAAAAGATCACATACCTAATACTTTTAATTTACCTGTTTCAAAAATCAAAAAAATGTCTATTAAAGAATTAAATGAATGGTTTACTTCAGTTATTGATTCCCATTATCCAAAACTTAAAAAATTATTAAATAATAAATTGCAATTAAATGAAATTCCCATAATATCTTATTGTGCACATAATAAATGTACTGCTTCTAAAAATGGTTCTGAAGAATTAATGAAAAAAGGATTTATGAATGTAAGTTTATATGAAGATGGTATGAAAGGATATAATAAAGAATCAAACAAATAATATATTATTTAAATCTTTAAATAATATATATGTTATGAAAAATTATGATATAATAATTATTGGTGGAGGAATTAGTGGAATATATACTATGTATAATCTTAAAAAAAAATATCCAAAACTAAAGGTTTTACTATTAGAAAAAGACGATAGATTTGGTGGTAGAATTTATACATATTTTGAAAAAATTAATAATCAAATTTATAAAATGGATTTAGGTGCTGGAAGATTAGGATTTCATCATAAAAGAATTATGAATTTATTAGAAGATTTAAAACTAAAAAATGAAATTATTCCTATAACAAACACCGAAAATTATATTGAATATGATAAAAAAACAAATAGTGCAAGTGATAAATCTGAGGAAAAACGAGAGATAGTTGATTTTTTATATAAATTTTTCAATAGTTCAAAAATTGCTAATCTAACACATAAATTTTTGAAGAAATTAAATTTAATGGAATTATTTTCTAAGTTTTTTTCGAGAGAAATGTGTAAAACTATAGAAAATTCATTTGAATATAAATGCAAGTTGAAATATTTTAATGCCGATGATGCCGTATATTATTTTAAACATGATTACAATAAATATAGTAAATTTTTTGTTTTAAAAAATGGATTACATATTATGATTGATGGAATGTTAGACAAAATTAAAACTAATAAAAATTATGTTTTTAAAAAAAATCAAAATGTTAAAAAAATTAATTATGACGTGGAGAGAAATCTATATAATATAAGATATAATAGTAAAAATTCTAGTCATAGTGTATATTCTAAATTTGTTATTTGTGCTTTACCAAGAAAAGATTTGATTAAATTTGATATTCTCTCACCATTTATGAGAGATTTAAATAGTATTAATGAAATAGCAAAGATGCGTATTTTTGAAATATATGATACAAAAACGAGTGATGCTTGGTTTAAAGATTTACCAAAATTATCTACAAATGAAGAATTAGAATTTGTAATACCTATTGATCCAAAATCTGGTCTAATTATGTCTTCATATAATGAAAATCTCTCAACCAATCAAAGTTATTGGTTAAATTTATACAATAAAAGTAAAAAAGATTTTAAAAGTACATTAAATCAAAAGTTAAATAATATATTTAGCGTTTTTAATGTTAGAGTTCCACAAAGTATATATGTTAAATTACATTATTGGTCTATGGGCGTTGCTGCTTGGAAGAAAAATGTAGATAGTAATTATATCTCTCAAAAAATAATAAATTTAATGCCTAATTTTTATATTTGTGGAGAGAATTATTCAAATTATCAGGCTTGGTGCGAAGGCGCATTACAAACTTCTGAAGAAGTAACTAATAGAATTTTTTGTATATTAGATAATTTAAAACATAATAAAACAAAAAAAAATGTAAAAAAACATAAAAAAACAAAAATATATCTTAATTTACCATAAATAAACATGGCTTAAAATTTTTGCATTATAACAACCCTTTGATTTCTTTTTCTCTAACTTAATTGCTTCACCTCTTTTTTTTGTACCTGAATGTCTTGAAAAATAATTTTGCATTCGTTTTCTTGTATTATGGTTTTTATAAGCATATAATTTTAAGGGAGTTCTATCTTTATATTGAGGATAATCTGAAGCACCAAAATGTATCTTTCTAACTTTACGAGTTTTTTTATCTCTCACATGTGCTGTATATTTTTTTTTACGCGGTCCTTTTTCAAATTTTATTATAGTTTCTTTCATTAATATAATAAAATATTTTATTATATTAATATGTTTTAATAATATATTATGAATATTCCAATTAAATATTTACCAAAAAAATTAACAAAAAAAGATAAAAAAATACTAAAAAAAGAATTGAAAAAATCTAGAAAAGGTTACAAAAAAGGAAAATATATAACTAGAAAGAAAGTTAAATCATTTAAATCTAAAAAATCACAACATATTTTAAATGCAGAGAGAATATATAAATTAAAGAATTTAGCAGTAAATAAAGAATTAGTTAAAAAAACCGGATGTTCTTTAAAATCTCTCAACGCAATTATAAAAAAAGGACAAGGCGCATATTACTCATCCGGTTCAAGACCAAATCAAACCGGACATTCATGGGGATATGCTAGATTAGGTAGTTCTATAACAGGCGGTAAAGCATCTGCCGTTGATTTTAATATATTAAATAATGGTTGTACAAAAAATTCTAAAGCGTTAAGATTAGCAAAAAATGCAAGAAAGAAATTTGGTTATGGTACGAGAAAAGTTCCTAAAACAAAAATTTAACGACTATATAATAAATCAGCAGTTCCAGATTGAAATCGCAAAATATTATATCTCTCTTCCATAACAGTTAAATTATAATTATATTTATAAATACTAGTTGGTTCTTTTGATGTTGCAATAACTTCACCCGTTAAAGGGTCACATATAGTAGTAAAATTAACATTAGATGGGTCAATTGGTGGATTTTGATGATTATTAAATTCAAATTCAATGTTTTTGAATTTATTAGTATTAAATGCGCCGGTAGGTTGATATTTACATGGATCAGTAGTTAAAGAAAAATTATAATAATATAATCCTTCTTTAGAATTACCGTTAGATTTAGTATATTTTTCTATTTTACCATAAATACCAGAAGGAAACGAATTCTCTCTATATTTTCCATCAACTATAATTCCAAATTCTTTAATAATTTCTTTTTGATTAGTTTGTTTGTATACGGTAGGTTCGTATCCAGTAATAAAAATATTTTTAGATGTATCATTTATCTGATAAATGTTATTTGTTTTATAAAAAATGAAGTTATTTGGTTCCGTTTCTATGGTTAATTTTTCAAGATTATTAGGAATAATATTTTCATAAGGCCAATTTGTATAATTAGACCATTCATTACGTTTAATTACGTCGTCTCTCTGACTAAACCACATCCAACTAGATACTAAACCATTTGATTCTAAATTTACTTTAGTTGATTTATTAACTTTCTCAAATTTGTATTCATAGACTTCTTTAATTAAATAATCTTGTGTATTATTTGCAAATAAAGTTCTTTCTTGATTATCTAAAAAACATTGAGTAGTCATTAGATGAATATCAGTATTAATATTTGTTCTTTGATCGGAATAAATTGTAGCAGATGATATATCTCTGTATGGTGGTTCTTGAATAAATCTGTGAAACCCATAACGAATATCTTTATTCTGTTCTGCTTGTATTCTGGGTATTTCATCATAACTATTATATGATGTATCATCTAATATATCTTTTATTGTAAATAAATTTAGTATAGGTTTTAATATAAAATTAATTTCTAATTCAGCATATTGTAAACAAATTAATGGTAATGCCATATTAGATAATAAAGTAAACCAAGTATTTAATGGTATATATAATTTATGACTATTAATAGAGGGTTCTACACCATTTAAATCGGTATCATTTATTTTAAATGCATTTGGATAATTATTAGATCTATTTGAATAATTTGCAGGATCATTTAGTTCGGCTATATTTCCAGTCATAATATTGAATAATTCCTTTTTATTATTATCAAAATCACGTTCAACAAGATTTTGTAAATATACACCTGAAAATTTTTGCACTATACGCCCCCCAATTGTAAATGTAACTTCATCTATAATTTGACTACCTATATTTTTAATCCATTGAAATTCATAAGGTCTATATTCCGTATCAGAATTTTTATAAATAGGGCTCCATATATTTGGTAAAGTAATTACTAAATAAGTATCCATTAATAAATCTCCATATCTAGGTATTTTAAAGCTAATATTACTTTTTTGAGATAAATGTATATTAGTTTGTCCTTGTTGATCTACTCTATATTTTTGTAAACCAAAATTTGTATATTTTGAATATTTTGTTTTGAAAAAACTTTTAGTTGGATTTCCATTTAAAATTAAATTTTGATTCCCTACTGCTATTAAATTTAATAGTCCGCCGGCCATATATATTATTAATTATTATATTAATTATATTTATTATAAAATTTATTAAGTGTTTTTTATATTATAATAATATAATTAAAATGAGTTCTACTAATGTTGTATCCCAGATTAAAGATGTAAGTAAAGATATAGTAAATAAAGGACAAGAAATGTTAGGATTAAATAATAACAATTCATATATATATTTTGTATTAGCACTAGTAATAGTTGCATTTATTCTTTTTATAGTAATAACTTGGGTATTTCATACTTTAAATAAAAAAGATGCTGCATGCAAAAAATTAAATACTATATATTTAGATAATAGTAAACATAAAACTACTTCTTTTTTATCATTAGAAGGTACGCCACATGCAAAACAATCTACTAATCCAGGAAATTATTTTGATAATGAATTCAAAAATTTAATTAAAAATTATTACATTAAAACAGCATATAATGCTTGCTGTGGTGATGGATATAAAAATAATTTTGTTAATATTTGTGCTTTAGAAAAATGTATTGACGTTGGTGCTAGATGTTTAGATTTTGAAATTTATTCTTATAACGGCGAACCAATTGTCGCAGCATCTACTGCAAATAATAATTCTATAAAAGAAACATATAATTATATAAAATTTTCTGATTTATTACAAGTATTAGATAATAGAAGTTTTGATTCAAGTACATCATGTGGTAATGATCCAATGTTTTTACATTTTAGAATAATGAGTGAAAACAAGGTAATATATGATAAAATGGGGGCGTATATTTTTCAATATTTAAAAAACAATTTACTTGATATTAAAACTTATAATTATAAAAATACAGACCAAGATCCATTTTTATTATCACATATCGCCGATAAAAAATTTCATAAAAAATTTATTATTATGGTCCATACCCTTCATGTTCCTATTTTAGACAATAGTAAACTTGCACAATACGTCCATATTCGTTCTGGTTCTAATGCATTAAAATGTATAAGATATGAACAAGTTGTTGCTGCTGGTATAAATAATCCAATGATGATTGATGATTCACATAGAAATTTAACGATTGTTTTACCAAATATTGATAATACTTTAGAAAACCATGATCCTATATTACCTCTTAATAATGGGTGTCAGTTTGTTGGTATGAAATTTCAAAATCTTGATAATAATTTACATGGATATCATAAAATGTTTAAAGAAAAAGGTGGCTATTCTTTTGTTTTAAAACCAAATGATTTACGTAAAGATCTTATACCAGCCGAACCTATACCCGATGACGTACCTTTAAATACCCAAACAGTACCTAGTTTACAAACTGGGTTGATAAGTGAGGACGACCTCACAGAAACGCCACCTGAATCAGGAGCAACAGCATGGGGGATCCAAACGAACTAGCTTGACGGTGGAGGCGGTTAAATTTAAATAAAATTGATAAAAACTTAAAATACAAATAATAATTTTATATTAATATATATATATGAAAGATATATCTTTTCAAGAAAAGGAATTAAAAATTTTACGCGATGCCGTTGATTCTGCTAGTAATGTATTAGGTGAAAAAATGGTTAAATCAGATAATATTAAATCATTAATTTTTATTTTAGAAAAATTTATAAGAACCAATAATTGTCTTTGTTATGGTGGAACTGCAATAAATAATATTTTACCCGAACAAGATAAATTTTATAATAAAAATGTTGAAATCCCAGATTATGATTTTTTCTCTCCAAACCCTCTAGTATGTGCTAAAAAATTGGCTGATTTATTTTTAAAAGAAGGCTATACAGAAGTAGAAGCTAAATCCGGTATTCATAGTGGGACATATAAAGTTTATGTTAATTATATTCCACTCGCTGATATTACATATTTAGAGAAAGATTTATTTAATAATTTAATGAAAAAGTCTATTAAGATTAATGGAATTAATTATTGTCCTCCTGATTATTTGAGAATGTCTATGTATCTTGAATTATCAAGACCTATGGGAGATGTAGGTAGATGGGAAAAAGTTTTAAAAAGACTTATCTTATTAAATAAAAATTATCCATTAAAAGGTATTAACTGTAATAAAACAAATTTTATAAGAGATTATGAAGGTCCTATATCTAATGGTGATGATATTTATAATATTGTTAGAAAATCTATAATTAATCAAGGTTTAGTTTTTTTTGGAGGGTATGCTGCTAGTTTATACGGAAAATATATGCCTTATAGAGAGAGAAAACAACTTTCTAAAAATCCTGATTTTGATATACTATCTATAGATGCTAAATCAAGTGCCAATATAATAAAAGAACAACTTGAATATGAAGGTTTTAAAAATATAGTAATTAATAAAAAATCCGGAATTGGAGAATTAGTTACTGAACATTATGAAGTTATGATAAAACATAATAATAATATTGATGTCTTATGTTATATTTATAATACCAATTCGTGTCATAGTTATAATATTATTTATATTAATGGAGATAAACTTAAAGTTGCTACTATTGACACCATGTTGAGTTTTTATTTAATTTATATTTATATTAATAGACCTTATTATGACAGTAATAGATTATTATGTATGTCTGAATATTTATTTAAAGTCCAACTTAGAAATAGATTGGAACAAAAAGGATTATTAAAAAGATTTAGTATTAATTGTTATGGTAAACATAATACATTAGAAGATATTAGGTCAGCTAAAACTACAAAATTTAAGGAACTTCGTAGTAAAAAATTAAAATCAGGTGACACAGAATATGATACATATTTTTTAAGATATATTCCTTCTGTAAATAAAAATACACAAGTTAAAACTAAAGAAGTAAAAAAAAAACGCAATAAAAAAACTAAAAAAGGTAAAAAATATTGATATTATTTATTAAATTATTTCTAATAATATCAATTATTACATGTATTATTTATTGGCAATATTATAAATACAACATTTACTTGAACTTTTTGATAAACCATAACATTTTTTTGTTTTTCCATTAACTATTTTTTTAATTTTGCAACTTTTATTTGAGAGAATACATCTTTTATAGAATGACTTTTTAATATCTATTATATAAGGTATTAATAATTCAGGATTACTTCTCTCTACGTGTCCTTGAAATCCATAAAATGGAAAATTTTTATGTTTTATAATTTCTATAAATTCCTTATTGTTTTTATCTTTTGTTTTTGCAAATAAATATATTTTTTTTGTTTTATTTATCATTTTAGGAGAGATACCTAATTTGTTATTATGAACTATTTTTTTTGATTTATTATAAAATTTCTTTAATGTCTCTCCGTTTTTTGAAAATATAGGGTTTTGATTATAATTATAATATGCATTAACATTATTAAATAAGGTGTTTTTATTTTCATTTGTTGCTATTAACATTGAATTATGAAATCCATGACATATTGATAGAATTGGTAGTAATCTCTCTGTCTTATTTATTAACTTTACTAATTTTAATAATAATTTTTGTTTTTTTAAATGTTCTGTAAATTCTTTACTATAATAATAATTACCTATTTGACTACCAGGGAATAACAACCCATCTAAATTTTTAATTATAGATTTTAATTTCAATTTTGAGAGATTATAAGGAATTATTATGAAATTTAGATTATTGCGCTTAAAAAACTTTATGAAAAAATTTGTTAAAAATACTTGTTCTCTCCGTTCTTTTTTATTTATATATGGTGTTGCTAAAATACCTACAATTGGTTTTTTCATACTGATATAACAAAATATTTAATATTAATATGAAAAATATTAAACATATTAATATTATATATTAATTATGGAAGTATCGAAATCAAATTTGCTAGCGGTGCCTATAGTTTCGGCAGTAGCAGCATGTGCGTCTGCAGTCGTGACGGTAGAGGCAGCAAGCAAGAAACCAACCGAATTACCAAAGCATGAACGACGAAGCAGCAAAGAGGTGCTAATGGCTCTTGCGTCACGCGTGCGCAAGGCACTGGCGCTACCAGATGGTGTTGAACCTGCCTTTTGTGATTGATGAATCGTTAAAACAACACGTGGTCGTAAATAAAATATTGATTTAAAATAAAATTAAAATATTATTATATTATATATAAATGTCCAAAATTACACCAACAAATTATATTAACTCAATTAAAATGAAAGATCTTGCTTCTTTAGTTAGAATGCATCCATTGCAATTTAAAGATAATTTAAAAAAAGTAAATGCGGCAAATATTTTAGTAGCAATGAGTAAAAGAAAACGAAGCACAAGCAGAAGTAGAGGAAAAACAGTAAAAAAAAGAAAACTTAAAAAAAAACAAATAAGAAAATCCCGTATAGTAAAAAAATCGCGTAAATCACGTAAAGGAAAAAAACCAAAAAAAAGAAAACCTACAAAAAGAAGACCAAAAAGAAAACCTACAAAAAGAAAAATAGGCGGGGCGCTGCTCACTGCGGAAGAGATACGGGCGACCCCATTCCCTGGGGCCCTGCCGGCTGACGAGGTAGAAGAGCATAGACAGCGGGCGGCGAGGATGGGGACGGCAGCTCGGGGCACGATGTCGTTGGCGTCGATAGCTCGGGATACGATGACGAGTGAGGGGGCGGCGAGGGTGAGGGCGGCGGCGGCAGCGGCGAGGGAGGCGGCGGGGGAGGCGGTGGGGGAGGCGGCG